TACTGGTCTTATCTTTGCTATGAAGTCAAGATATACTGGCGGTTCAACTTCTAATGACGAAGCTTTCTTCGACGAAGCTAAAACTGGTTTCTCTGGCGACGGTTCAAACAAGTCTGCTGACGGTTCTGGTTTTGCTGGTATCGATTCTGAAGGCGATCGAGTAACTGATCTTGCTGCTGCTGGAATGGAAACTTCTGTTGCTGAATCACTTGGTAACACTGGTCCCGATTTCGCAGAAATGGGTTTCACAATTGAGAAGTCAACTGTTACTGCAAAGTCACGTGCTTTGAAAGCAGAATACTCTCTTGAACTCGCTCAAGACTTGAAAGCTATCCACGGTTTGGACGCAGAAACAGAATTGGCAAACATCTTGTCAACTGAAATTCTTGCAGAAATTAACCGAGAAGTTATTCGTACAATTAACTCTCAGGCAATTACTGGCGCACAACAATCAAACGTTGCTAAGAAAGGTATCTTTGATCTTTCTGGTGATGCTGATGGACGTTGGTCTGCTGAGAAGTTCAAAGGTCTAGTTGTACAATTAGATCGTGAAGCAAACGTAATTGCTAAGCAAACTCGTAGAGGTAAGGGTAACATCGTTATCTGTTCTTCAGACGTTGCTACTGCACTTTCTGCTTCAGGTATGTTGGACTACACTCCTGCTATGAGCACTACTCTACAGGTAGACGACACTGGTAACACTTTTGCTGGTGTTCTTAATGGTCGTACTAAGGTTTACATCGATCCATACGCAACTACTGATTATATCACTGTCGGTTATAAGGGTACTAACCCATATGACTCAGGTATTTTCTACTGCCCATATGTACCTCTACAGATGGTTAAAGCTGTCGGTGAGAATGATTTCCAGCCACGAATCGGATTCAAGACTCGTTATGGTATGACTTCTAACCCATTTGTTGGACCTACTCCTTCAGATAACCTAGCTGCTGCTAAAACCAATCAGTACTACAGAATCTTCCGTGTGGACAACATCCTCGCATAAGATTATAAAAACTAGAATCCCCAAAAGGGATCATTTTAGGGGAGACTTCGGTCTCCCTTTTTTTTATTATAAATAATAGTCCGTTCATTTATATTTTTTTTATATAAACGGAAGTAGTCTTTAGACGAAGGAACGCATCTTCGTTCATCTCGAAAGAGACGGAAGTAGGTGATTTTACCGAAGGAACGCATCTAACTTTTAACTAAGGAGGATGTCATGACTACATACTATAGAGGTGTCAATATCCAAAATAAACCCACCGAGAAAGGGGCTAAACAATTGTCTGGTCTTTATCGTGGTGTGTCTTGGAAAATTGAAGATCTAAAACAGTCATTGAAGCAACCACGAGAGCGAGTCTATCGTGGTGTAAAATGGACTGCCTAATATAGACAAGAATGGAAGGGGTTCGAAAGAGCCCCTTTTTTTTATCTTATTTTTTGTATAAATAATAATGTATCATAAAGATACCGACATAAACACACACACACAGGAGGTAATTATGTCAATTCAACCAAAATCCGGTTTCGAAATTAGAGCCGACTTACTTAACCAAGCACAAGGAATACTTGAGGGTAATATCTATAGAAAAAATGATCTTATTAATACTCACAACGATTCTTTCCCAAATGATAGAAAACCATTAGGTGATCAGTGTATTTCTGTGGAAGATGTTATATCCACCGCAAAACAACTCAATGAGTTTGTAACTGAGAAGTAAGTATTTTGGGAGACTTAGGTCTCCCCTTTTTATCTTATTTTTTGTATAAATAAAGGTATAGATTAAAAGAGGTTATCATGCCAGTCACAACCACTACAGGAATATTAGAAAGTACTCTAACCGATAACAAAGGTTTTTTACAACCTACTGGTTTTCGAATTGTTATCAATAAAGGATACTATGCAAACTTAGAATATTTTGCTCAATCAGTCATGCATCCCGGCGCAACCGTAAATGTTGTGGAACTCCCCGTCAGAAAGGTTACCTCAGTTCCTTTGGCTGGAGATAAAATAACATATTCGGAATTGGAACTAACTCTGATACTAGATGAGGATATGTCGGGTTATAAAGAGATGCAATCTTGGTTGGAAAGAACCATCGAAACTAATACTAGAGGAGTACTAGAGACTCCGGTATCTTCTATATATTCAGACATAACTGTTATGGTTTTGTCCAGTCAAAATAATACCTCTGTCCGTATAAAGTACGAAGACTGTATTCCTACAGCTTTGAGTGCTATAGATTTAAATGCAACCACAGGAGATGTAACATATCTGACGTTTAATGCAACGTTCAGATTTTCTAAATTTGAGATTATATAATGAAGAACTATGAAATATGTAATGAGGAATTGATTGACATTCTCGAACAATTCCGTTACACTTATGTTGAAAAATATGATGTTATAAAAACCAATACAATCTTTTCTCCTGAGTTTGAGGGTAAGGCTGACTGGTATACTGGACAAGACTTCATGGAAGAAATAATTTCTATGAAAGAAAACCATATAGGTTCCGCAGACAAGTCATACTCGGTGGCTATAAAACCTGACCATTATAATGGTACAGATTCACAATACAGTCTAGATTATTCTGATCTAGATTACCTAATACAATCAGAACTGGGAACACAGAATTCTGCGTTGAGTCAATATTATCCATCCGGTGGGTTTATTGGCTGGCATAATAACGCTAACGCTTCCGCTTACAATTTAATTTTAACTTGGTCCGAAAATGGTAATGGGTGGTTTAAATACATAGACCCTTCGACAAGAGAAATCGTTACAATGAAAGATTCTTCTGGTTGGTCATTGAAAGCTGGATATTTTGGTTCCTATGATAGTGGTAACGTTGTTTATCATGCGGCTCGAACATATTGCCCTAGAATGACGTTGTCTTATGTTCTAGGACATGATGAGTCTTACTGGCAGGACTGTATTGAACATATAAGTAATAAGTGAAATAAAAGGTATATTATGTTATTAGATTTAGAATCAATTATGAAAGAGTGGGGTGAAGATTGTGAAATTCCCCAACATCAACTAGACGAGGTTTCTAGACAGACTCCAAGTCTTCACGCAAAATATCTACAAAGTTTGTCTCTCGCAAAGTTACAACTCAAAAGAGTTGAGAACTCCCAACAAGTATTGCTCAAGGAAAAGTGGTTATACTATAATGGTAAGATGGATCAAGAGACCTTAATGTCTAAGGGATGGGAACCCGATCCATTTAATGGTCTAAAGATTCTCAAGGGTGAGATGGACTATTACTATAACTCTGATCCAGAGATTGTAGCTTCAGAAGAAAAGGTGGAGTACTATAAGGTTCTTATTCAACACTTGACTGAGATAGTTGATACTTTAAAGTGGAGACATCAGACTATTGGGAATATGATAAGGTGGAGACAATTCGAATCAGGTATTTAATATTCGAATACATATAGTATGGAAAAAATCCAAATACAAATGAAGAACCATGCGCAGTTGCTGGTATCCGCTCATCCTTCTATAGATCAAGAGTTGAGAGAATACTTTGCATTTTTCGTGCCGGGTTATCGTTTTATGCCAGCCTTCAAACGAAGACAGTGGGACGGAAGAATCAAACTGTATAATCAGGTGACTAAAGAGTTACCCGTTGGATTGTATACGCATCTCAGAAGATTCTGTGCTGATAGATTCTACCCTATGGAAATACTGGACAGTGACGAGTTTGGAATTCCCTCTGCAAAGAATGATGTGGATCATCCGAAATTAATAAAACAAATGTCGTCTTGGGGAATGCCATTTGAACCTAGAGATTATCAGTACAAAGCTATAACACACGCTATAGAAAATAAAAGATGTTTGTTGTTATCTCCTACCGGAAGCGGCAAGAGCTTTATTATATACAATTTATTGCGTTTTGTCAAGGAAAATGAAAAAATAAATAAAACTTTGATAATAGTACCTACAACATCTTTGGTAGAACAGATGTATAAAGATTTCTCAGAGTATGGTTATGATGTTGAGAATAACTGTCACATGATATATTCTGGTAAGGACAA